CCGCTGAACAGGCTCTTGATGCCCTTCACCACACTGCTCACTGCCGCCTCCACCGCTGATGCCGACCGACGTAGTGGTCCTCCGGCGTGAAGCCCAACAGGGCGGCAAGCCGCCGGCCCTGCCGGTTCTCGGGACGCACGAAACAGATGCACCCCGTCCGGCTGGCCAGAACGGCACGCGCCAGGCGGACGAAGCGGCGCATGTGGGGACCCGCGAGCGGTGACACGAGAAACCAGCAATCGCGATCCCCCGTCCCGTCGATGGGCGCCATGCCGGCAAGCGCAACCGGAGCCGTCAGGCCGTCGACGAAGAAGGCGAAGGCCTCGGAGAGACCCACCTGCGCCAGGATGAGACGATAGAGGCTGGGCGGCAGTGTTAACCGCAGCTCCGGCTCGGCCATCATCGCCAGCAGATGCCCAGCCTCGGCCGGCTCCATCCGCATCAGAAGCCCCCGTCGCGGATGATAACCGTGCCGCCCGCGCCCGCGGCCGCCGCCACGCCGCCGGCGGTTCTGGCGCGCGAGCCCACGATGGCGCCATAGCGGCCCTTCTTGCCGAGCAGCCAGTACTGCAGGGCATCGTGTGGGTGAGACCAGTCGTTCTTCTCGGGCTTGTCGCTCGAGCGCTCGGTGTTCCCGACCCGCTCGCGGCGGTAGCGGTAGTGCGAGGCGAAGCCTTTGCGCAGGATTTTGCAGCTCGGGTCGATGATGAGCGCCGGAACGCCCGCCTCGATCATGTAGCTGAGTTCGTCTTTCACCGCGCCGAGGCGCAGGTCGAGCTCATTGGACGGCGCCGGCTCGATCGGGCAGCCGAGCTCGAGCATCACCGTCTCGGCCCAGGCGAGATCGCCGGCCTCTCTGTCCGCGCCCGTGAAGCCCGCCGGATCAGCCCAGCCCATCTCGATCCGCCGGCCCGGCGCCCTCTCGGCCACCACGCGCTTGACGGCTTCCGCGAAGCGCCGCGCGTTGCAGCGCCCCGGCACGACCTCGGCCAACACGCGGAACTGCCCCTTGCTGCTCTGCTGGCCGATGACCCCCGCCGGCCGCTGAATGCCGGCGTCGAGCCCGATCTCGAGCGGCACGTCGGGCAGCACCTGCAGCGGCTCGCGCGCATAGTGCACGTCGTCGGAGTATTCGTCGGCATAGACCGGCTCGCCGTCGAGGGAGGGCGCGAACTCGTTCAGCACCATGCGCTTCACCAGGTGCTTGTTGTGGCCGAGCATCGCGATCTGGCGCTCGTAGTAGCCGGGCTGCAAGTTGTGCAGGTTCTCGGCACGCGGCGAGAGGCCGGAGGGCTGAACGTACTGCTTGAACCCCGGCGGGCGCTCCTCCTCGAACAGCTTGTAGTACCAGCTATCGATGTCCGGCGCGTTGAGGTCGCCGATCACATAGGCCCGGTACGGCACATCGCCGGCGATGTCCTCACGGCGCGGATAGCGGCCGAGGCGCGTCAGTGCCGTGTCGAGAACCGCCTTCGGCAAGAGGTCCATCTCGAACAGCCAGAAGGCGGTCGGCTCGAAGCCGCGCATGAACTGCTCGACCGCGAGCTCGCCGATGGCGGCGAAGATCGCCTGGAACTCGACGGTCACGCGCCGGCCGTTGCGCAGCACGTCCCACTCGATCTTGTGGGTGGCGAACCGGCCGCCGCCGCCCGTGAACTCCGCCTCGGTCCACTCGCCGCCGTCCTCGGGCAGCCAGTCCTTCCAGGTCGAGTAGAGGTTTCGCTCGAGCTGCCCGTAGGTCTGGCCAATGACGGACAGCTTGAACCGGATTTTACCGTCCTTGCAGACCGGCATCATCGACGCGTTGCGCAGGGCGTCGAAGATGCAGGTCACCGTCTTGCCGCTGCCGACCGGCCCGCGCAGTGTGCGCACGATCGAGGTCGTGTCGTTCATGAACGCCGCGGCGACGGGACCCGGCGGCCTGAACTGGCGGAAGCGCTCGAGGACGCTGGTCATGCCTCCGACCCCCCGACCCCAGCCCGCCAGCGCCAGTTTCCCGCCTTGAGCTCCAGATCAGACCCCTCGGTCAAATGACCGAAAACGGTGCAGAGCACCCCCCGTCCGGGGGGCGCGACGCGCCGCTTCGGGAGGCCCCCCCGGCCTTCCGCGCTGCAAAATTGGCCACCCCCCCTCGCTGATTTTCGATCAGTGGTCATCTCGCAAGTTCCTCGTTTTCCATCAGTCACTTAGCGCCATCGTCCGACTTTTCGATGTCCGACTTTTCCGGGGTGATGTCGATAACCCTTTGATTTTCAACGCCTTCCGCGAGCGGCAGCGCCAGGCCGTCGCCGTCCCCGTCCGTGCCCTCGACCGCGAGGTTTCCGATCACCAGCAGCCCGCGCTTCTCCTCGCTCACCGCGACCGCCAGCGGCTGCTTCTGGTGCAGGTACGGCAGCGCCGCGACCATCGCTGCCTGCTGGATGCGGAAGGCTTCGAGCACCGCGTCCTCACGGAGGATCGGCTTGCCGTCGAGATCGCGCAGCGGCGCGCCGGTCTCGGGGTCGCGGTGGAAGAGTTCGAGCTCCTCGGCGAGCTCGCGCGGCCGCCGCGACCAGGTCTCGGCGAGCGCGACGAGCGGCGAGCGATAGCGGCCGAGGATGTAGCGCACCCATTCCTCGGTCCGCCGGTTGCGCGCGCCCTTCGGCCGGCCACCTTTCGGCCCGGCGGTCCGCGCAGGCGCGAGCGGCAGCGGCGTCTCCGGCTCCTCGATCTCGAGGAGCTCGATCTGCTCGCCGGCGGGCTCCAGCTCACCGACGCCGATCGCCTCGACCGCTGCCGTCAGCCCTTCCTTCCGCTCGCCCATCAGTAAACACCCCATATTTTACTCACCCGCCGCGGCGGGAACGGTTGCTGATGCCGCCGTTCCCCGCGCGATCCCCGCTCAACCCATTGAGAGATCGTTCAAAAAACCCCTCGGGATCATGGGAACGGAGGAACGGGAACGTTCCTCGCGTACGCACGCGCGCGTGTTTATCGCGCGCGCATATGCGCGTAAGCGGATGTTCCCCCGTTCCCCCGTTCCTGTACGCCATTTTTCCGTGTGATCTCTGTGGATTAGCTGGGGATCACCCTGGGGAACGCCTGTTGAGACCCGTTCCCCCGACCCATTGCTCAAGCGCAAAAGTTCCGCGGTCATTTTTCAGCCATCATTGGGTCGGGGTTGGAGGTGTTAACCGGAGAACTCTCGTCCTGCATGATGCCGCCCGGCCCGTAGAGCGCCGCTAAGCGGATCAGGACGCACCGGCTCTTCACGCCATTGACCTTGCACTGTCCGGTCTCGTGCACCTTGCCGCGCGGTGCCTGGCGCAGCGCTCCGCTCCACACGGACGCGCCGAGATCTCCGGCCCACTTGGTGCCCTCAAATAGCTTGCGCGTCAGTGGGTTCTGGTTCGGAACTACGAGCCAATCTTCACGCTCGATGCGCTGCAGGCCGAGGCCGGCCTGGCTCAGGATCGTTCTCACTTTCGCGATGTCATTGTCGTAGCTCGACTGGTCCTTGAACCACGCTTCGACCACCTGTCCGACCGTCGTGCGCACGCCATTGCGCCAGGCCTCGACGGGCACCGACAGCAGGTGGTCGAGGCACGCGCGCCAGTTGGGGATCTGGCCCTCGAACTCGACCATGGTGTTAACCGCGAGCACCTCCGACCACGGCTTGAGATCGCCGGCGACGGGCGTCTTGAGCCGCGCCTCATCCCAGCCGGAGAACTCGATCAGGTCGGCGCAGGCGAGCAGCGTTCCGAAGGTCATCTGTCCGCGGCCATCCATGCCGGCGGCGGCGAGTTCGGCCTTGAAGGCCTCGAGCGTCTCGCGGTAGCGCGGCCATTCATCGACCAGTCGCCGCAGAATGCAGCGGCCGATGACGCCGAGGCTTTGCGCGTCGATCTCTGGCGGCGGCTGCCCGCGCGGCAGCTCGTGGAGCTGCAGCAGGGCGAAGCGCGAGTAATCCTGCGGCTCCATCGGCGGCGTGTTGATCGAAGAGAAGATGAACGCCGAGCGCGCCTGGAACTCGACGCCGGCGTGCCGGTCGCCGCCGCGCAGCATGAGGCCGCCCGAGGAGGCCTGGCGCGCGAGCTCGATCAGCGCCTTCGCCTTGGCGTTCTCCGATCGTCCCTCGAACTCGTCTACCGCCACGGGCAGGCTGTCCTGGCCCACGCGCTGATAGATGCCGGCGGCCGTCGTGTTCGTCGTCGAGACCAGCCAGTCGCCGAGCAGCGCCTTGAGGATCTCCTGCAGCGTCGACTTGCCGGAGCCTTTGTCGCCGGTGATGAACGCCATCGAGCGCCACGGCAGCGCCGCGCCGAGGAAGGCGCAGCCGATCCAGCCGAGCAGCAGGTGCGGGTCGACCTCGGGCCGCGCCCAATTCCAGCTGGCGAAGAGTGGCTTGAGCAACCGTGCGGGATTTTGCGTTTCTTCGATGGGTTGGGGCCAGGGGCGAGGAATGGGCGGCCGGGTGGGGTAGACGTAGCTGTCGTGCTCGCCGGGCGGCACGCGCCGGCCGCCGATGACCAAGTGATCACCGCAGTGGAGGATCAGGCTGCCGTCGGCACCGAGCCAGGCGCCACGGCCGCGCACCTTCTCGACGGCATTCCACGGCCCCTTGGCGGCCGCTGCCGCGACGAGCGCATCGCGCGCGGCGTCGTTGTCCCACGTCTCGACCGTGAGGCTCTTGGTCCACCGCGGCCACGCCCATTTCAGGTAGCGGTCTCGCCCGCGGAACAGGTCGATGGTGTCGGCCTTGCTGTAGGGCTTCTCGTAGGCGCACAGCTGCCCGATGGTGTCGAGATACCAGCTGGTCTTGCCGTCGACGCCGAGCGGCGTGACCGGGCAATCCGGTGGCAGGCCAAGGCTGTCCGGCTCCCATTTGCCGGGCAGGATGCCATTGAGAGGCTTGCCCGGCTCGGGATCGCCGGAGAATGCCCGCACCGATCGCACGGGCTCGGCATCGGCGACGAGTGCCCGCACGGCCGATAGATTGGGTTTCTTCTCAGCCGACACGTTGCGTCGGCCCCGGCCCGTGCAGCCGGCTCCCTGATGTCATGATGTATCGTCCCCCTTTCCCCGTTTCGGCAGCCTTATTGCGCCGGGCTGCCCTCGCGCTACTCTGTCCGCAGGTGTCCTGGCAGCCTGTTCGCCCGCGCACGCTCGGCCTCACGCACCAGCACCAGCAGGGCGCAAAACGAAGCGCGGAAGATCTCGAAAGCGGTGCGATACTGCGGGCTGAGGCGATACCAGCCGCGGGCCGAGGCCTTGCGGCCGGCCACGAAGCGGTAGAGCGCCTCGGCCGGCTCGCCTGGATGCTGCTCCACCCAGCGCGCCAGGTCGACCTGCGACAGCGGCCGGTCAGCCACGTCCGACCACCACGGCGGCGCCTCCTCCGGCGGCCGGAAGAGCGCACGAGCGGCCACGTCGGCAGCCGCGGCGGCGTAGTCGAAGTTCATGATGCGTGCTCCCGGACTTGCGCAGCGAACCGGGCCAGCACCACCCGTGGCGGCGGTCTCTCCCGTCGCCGGCGGCAGATCTCGGCCCGCACTTTGCGCAGCAGCTCCTCGAGCTGCGACAGCGTCATGCCTTCCAAGTCGATCGTCATTGCGGTCCGCCCTTCATTGCCTTCCGCTTCCACTTGCCGAGCGCTTCTATGGCCGCCAGCGCCATCGGCTGGCGTCCTGGGTTGCCAGGTTTTGGCCGTCATGCTGCACCCCTCAATGCGTCGTTGGCGTCCTTGCCCACGTGGCTCCTCGCCACGAGCACCTTTCGTCCCTGGCGGCTAAGCGCCTCGAGCGCCCGTTGCAGCGCCTTGGCGGCGCCGCGCTTGCCCCAGTCGTTGTCAGCCGCGACGATCACCTCGCCGCAGCAGTCCGGCAGCCGGATGCTCGCCAGATTGCTCAGGCTGATCGCCGCCCACACGCGATATTCCGGGCACGCCATGGCGAGCGAGAGCCCGTCCTCGAGGCCTTCGCAAAGGATCAGCCGGTCCCACAGGCCGCGCTTGGCGGCCTCGCCCGGCGGCAGTCCCGTCTCGCCGCGGGCGATCTTGATCGTCCCGCCGGCCCAGCCGGACGGCCACACCTTGCGCGCGTGCTCGACCGGCGCCTTGGCCGATCCGTCATGCGCAAGAAACGTGCGATGGATGGCGAGCGGCGCGCCCGCATTGTCCGTGATGAGAGCGACGATGGCCGGATAGCGTTCGCCGGTCTCGGCGTAGCGCTCATCGGGCGAGAAGCGCACCGCCCGCGGCGGCCGCGGCAGCAGCGAGTAGCGGATGCCTCGGCCCGAGAGATAGCGCGCCGCCGGCGTGCCCTTGAGCTCCGTCTGGCAGCGCAGCCAGTGCGCGAACGCCCGCTTGCGCTTCTTGGCGAGCTCCTCGGCCTCGCGTTTTTCGGCCTCGGCGCGCCTGGCGGCGAGCTCGGCGGCCTGCTTCCGCCGTTCTGCCGCTGGCACGTCGCGGAAATTGAGCCACTTCTTCGCCCAGCGGATCGCTTCGCCGATGTTGGGCAGTCCGTAGACGTACTGAATGAGCTGCAGCACGTCGCCCTTGTCGCCGGTCGCCATATCGATCCAGCCGCCGGTGCGCGGGCCGTCCACGTAGATCAGGAAGCTGCCGGGGGTCTTGTCCGGCCGCGTAGGGTTCCTGCCCATCCAGGAGCGGCCGGAGCGGTAGCCCTCGATCCCGAGCGCATGGATCAGGTCGACGATCCGCGCTTGCAGCAGCGTTTTGATCTCGCCGATGTCGCTCATGCCGGCTGTTCCTCGCCTTCGGCTCGGGCCGGCTCCGCGGGGGCGGCGCTTGCGCCGGGTTGCGCTTGCTCCCTGGCTGCCGCCCGCTCGATCGCCCGAAGCGCGCACCAGGCCACCGTTTCGGGCGAGCCGTGGTGCTTGGCGTACCGCTCGAGTGCCTCCAGAAACGCCGTGTCACGCGCGAGCTCGCGCGCCGTGATGCCTGGACGCTCAGACATACTTTTTCTCCTTGGCCAGCCATTCCGGCATGTAGACCGTGACCTGATCGTCCTTGAGCTGCTCGACGTGCACCTTCGACTTCGGCAGCCACGCCCGCATCACGCCGTCGTCGAGCAGGATGGCCTTGTCGGTTTCGTGCACGATGCGCCCCGTCACTTCCCATTTTCCGGCGACGAGGCTGTCGGCGTCGTAGGGGTGCTTGAACGCCATGCCTCACCTCCTCGATGCTTGCGCGGGATGGGCGATTAGTTGCCGGGCAATCGAAGCCCCGAAGGGCCGGGCCGCCCCGACATCGCCCTAGAGTTCCCCCAGGATGCCCGCGCTCACCCCCTTGAACCGGCGGCCCTGTTACTCTCCGACGGCCGACAATCGGGGCTCACGGTTCAGCACCACGCCCCGGTAGTGCGGCACGCCACCGAAATTCACCCGCGCGATGCCGGCGAGCTCGCCGAACATCGTGTCGAATGCCTGCTCGCTGATGGCCCGCTCGCCCGCCCAGCTCACGTAGCGCTCGTACATATCCCGCGCCGGTACCACGCCGCCGGCGGCGTCGAGCACGCACGCGGCGCGAAAGCACAAAAGATGGTCGATGAGCTCCTGGACATGGCGGCGGTCGACCGGACGCTGCGCCGCCGGCGGCGTCTCGAGCACGCGCGCCCTGAGCGCCGCGCCCGCGCCTGGCGCCGGCAGCATTGCTTTCGGCTCAGTTGCAATCCGTTCGGCGGCTGGCGACGGACTGGCGCCGGGCTCCAGCCCGCCCCCCACGCCGGCCGCCGGCAGCGCCACCGAGATGTTGATCGGCGCGCCATGAACGTGCGCGGCCGCCGGTCCTCCTGATGGAAAGGAGGCATGACCCGGAGAACCGGCGTCCGCGTTTTGGCGAGAGGAGACACGCTGCGCAGAGGGACTTGCGCCAGCAATTCCAGCCTCGCCAAAACCCTGGTTCTGGTGATAGCCCGACGGCGGAGGCAGACGCCGCGGCCCCCAGTCGAAGTAAGCGAGCGGATCGGGCTCCGGCTGGCGTAGCTCGTGACCACCGCGGCCAACGCCAGCGAGCGGCCAGCCGAACGTGGCGAAGAAGCCGATGACGGCGGTCAGAGCGACCGGCCACCAGAACGCCACCTCGTCCGGCTTGGCTCCCGTCAGGCGCACCATGACATCAAGGTGCGGCGTGCCTTCGGCCACCTGCTCGCGCCCTTCGAGCTCGACGACCAGGTTGGGGATCAGCTCATCGAGCTCGGCCGCTCTCTCTGCCGCCGCGAGCTCGGCCTCGAGCGCGAGCGCTTTCGGTCCGCGGCCATCGGGATAGGTCGCGCTTTTCCGTGTCTTCTCAAGCTCGAGCTCGGCCTTGATGGTGCCGATCGGGCGCGGCGCGCCGAGCTTTGCGCGCTCCTCGCGTGCCAACCTGAGCTTATCGGCGGCGCTCGAGCGGCTCGTAGCCAGCGTCTCGCGTGCCGTCATGCCGTCGGCGAGCATCGTGCCAAGCGTCGACCAGCCCGCCGCCTGGCACAGGCTGAAGCACAACGCCAGGGGCACGCCGAACATGGCCCGCCGGCCCCACGCGCGCAGATCCTTGCCGCGCACCGCAAACACCTTCACGGCGAGGTAGGCTCCGAGCACCGCCACGGCCACGAAGATGACCGAAAGACCATAGCCGGCGATCTTGTAGCCGAAGGTGGCGTTCATGCCGGCCTCGAGCACCCAGCAGGCCAGCACCGCCCAAAGGACGACGTTCGAGATGACCTCATGGAACAGCTCGTCGAGGCTCTTCGTGCTCTTGGTCATCCCAGCAACTCCAGCTCGAGCTCATCCAGCACGCGGTCGAACCGCGGGTCCTCGCGGCGGTCCTCGACCGCGCGCACAGCCTTCAGCGCCCCCGGCGCCGAGATGCCGGCAACACGGGCCACCGAGCGCAACGGGCGCCCGAACACCGTGACGGCAAGGTAGATGGCCTCCTGGCGCGCCGCAGGGCCGGCAGCGCCGCGGGC